AAATGGCCTCCAATATATCTATTAACATCTTTATTACATTTATAGTTTAGCAAGCCGCTCCAGTTTATATAGCGCTAATTCTCTCTACGGATTTAGGTCAATTGTGGAGCCACGGTGGATAACAGCGCCACTTGTATTGTGTGTCGTTGTACCTGATACATTCTTTGTTTCTGTGCCGGCCACATCTACTACCATATTACCACCCACCTTTAGATTAAAGTCACCACCACTATTCATATTAATTTTACCTGTTGTTGTAATTAGGTTTACATCACCTGAGTCAACTTGTATATTAATGTTAGCGCCTGTGCCTACTTGTATGTCGTAATGATTATCTACGGTGTTACTCTTGTTAATGTAAATCTTATGGCGGCCGTCTATAGTGATGTCTGAGTCGCCACTGATATTGACTTGTTCTTTATTACTTAATAAACGATATGATTGACCTTTTATAATTTCTACCTTGTTACCATCTTTATCTATTTCATATGAGGTGCCTGTACGGTGTGCCTGGTATATTCTTTCTGATCCGTTTGTGTCATCATATTCCATTAGGTGACCTGATTCACTTTCATATACATGATTATACGGGTATATGGCCGAGTACGGTATTTCTGGTTGGTCAAAGGTATCACCATCACTGCCAAGTATATCTGATCCATCGGCGGCCTTTACGGGGTTTACGTCTGCCGTTGCCACTCCTGTAATTCTTGTTGATCTTCTTAATGTTAATGATAAATGAGGATTAACTTCTACATTGTCCTCTTTTAAATTGACCGCCAACCTATTGACATCTGACTCATCCTTATATTTCGGGTATATACCGTTTGGGTCATAAAAACCACCAGACTGTGCGAGTTCAGATGGGCGACCAGGTAATGAACCAATGATAATCGGTTCTTGCCTACTGTCACCATCTCTAAAATATCCTAACACCCAACTACCCTCTACGAGACCTGACGGTGATTGACCTAGTCCAGTAATACCTGCTGATGTAACAGGCAATAGTATAGACGCCCATGGTAAGTCGGCCGTTGGGAGAATTTCTTTGTTTGATGTGTGATGACCTAATGCTCGTACTCGAAGTCGGCCAGTGTAAGTAGGGTCTAATCTATCCTCTACTACGCCAACAAACCAGAGAAAACCATTTAACCCTAAAATTTTATTGTTCATACTTTTTTATTTTTACCGATATATGTTTGCTTTTAATTCACTCACTATACTTCATTTAAACCTATTTAATATGGCCGTACGCAACCAGTGATAACCACTATGTATAATGACTATCCCTTGTCCAATATAGAAACAGGCAGTCGCCAGACTGACTTTAGCTTCTTGTCCTTTGTAGAACCTGTAATACTTCTCTGTATAATATACTTCTATCAAAGCTGTTGAGAGGTTGCCATATGTGTGTTTAATGTTGTCTATTATATTTCTCATTGTCTTATTTACTTGCCTTTCAGGTGGTTATCTGTTATATTGTAGACCATTCTCTCGGTTGCTTGAAGATGGCCGTGTCCTAAGCGCTCGGAAGCGTCGGAAACTCTCGGATTCTCTGTATCTCTCTGAGGAGTTAAGATCATTTAAAAACTCCATCACCCTCTGTATTTTCTAAAAGAGCGTCATCTAGGTCATACTTTAGAATATTAATTGCTTCTGCATTTTCTCTTGTATCTAATGTATTAATGTTTTCTTGTGGGTAACCAGTATGTACTGAATCCTTAACTATGTCTATGACCATTTCGTGTCTATCTTCACCTGTTGTAATCTTATGTCTTATAGATTTAATAAGGTAACGTCCACTCATATATGGGTCTAGGTCTAACGGATTGTCAACTCCAGACGGTTCGTAACTTGGCATTTCAAATGCTACTAGGTCACCTACGGATATACCTGTAAACCCTGGTACAGTAATTGTTAATGACATGGTCTCAAACGCCAGTCTTTGTGATAATCTTTTTGGCAAGTTTACTTCGTGTGGTACTCTTTCTATGTCTGTGTGTACATTTTCTGTTGTTGATACCATGTATTGTGTGCCTTGTGGAAACTGACTAAAAAACTTGTTGTCTTTGTAGTTAAATAATGGCATAATACTTTTGTTATCTTGTAGTCCACCTTTACCATCATGCTCTGTATGAAACGAATTGCTATATGTTTCGGCATAATCAAAATCAACCTCACTAAAGGTCTTATTGTAATTGTCATGTGTAATTACACGAGCATTATATACACCGTTTCTTAAATTTTTTAATGTGTTAAACTGTTCATTGATTTGAAATTTTACTACAGTTTGCATTTCTTTAACTACATCTCTATTACCACGACTATCTCTTATATTGGCAGGCTTTGGTGTGTATTTTGCCTGTACTGGTCTTGCTACACCATTTGAGATTGCTAACATTGATTCAATAGATTGAAAATGATACCCTATGGCAGTTTCATAAAACATCATACCAGCATTGGTAAATATTTTACTTTGAGCATTTTTACTAAACTCATCTATTACTTCAAAGGGTCTTATTTTTGGTGATGTGTACTTACGAATACCTGCTGTTTCTTCTACGATCATTGTCTTTTTAGATTTTAATTCGTTTCTAAACACTGATAATACATTGTTGTCATATGTGTCGGTAAATGCTCGTTCTACCTTTACTTGTTCGTTTTGTATCATCTCTGCTGAACAAAAGTGTAGTTTATACATTTGAGTTCTAGGAGATACACCTGTTCTATCGGCAATCTTGTAGATAAACATAGGGTGACCTGTGTCAAATGTAAAGTCGTAACCTCTACTTGTGCCAGGTGTAAACATCTTAAATTCTATTCGTTCAAAACCAGTTAAGGGTAAATGACCTACTACATTTTGAGCGTCTGTTAATATTACTGTGCCTGATAGGTTTTTCTGATCAAGTCCTTCATAGATGTTGACCTCTGATACTAATGATCTTATTGAAATTCTTTTTGGATTACTGCCATCAGCAGCCTGAAAAGAAACTAACTCTATGTCCGATAGAACATAATCGCCAGCTTTTTCTAGTTGTGCTGTATCAATTTCACTATACATATCATTCTATTTTCTTACAAGTCTTTCAAATTCTTCAACAAAAAGACCAAGGAATTGTGGTTGTAATAATTTGATTGTTCTTCTTTCATCTTGTAGTCTTTGTTCATATTCATAATTAGATACAGATTGAGCACCAACAGCGTCGGAATTAACTTGTACCTTGTGTGTATAATCATCTGGTCCATTACCTGTTTGTCTACCACTTGATTGTGTTACCTCATAATGGTGTACACTATCTGGATTAACATACTTGTCTTTTACATATGCTTCAAAGTCTTGCTCTGACAATGGCCAGTCATAGTAAGCGTCTGTCATATCATTGGTCATCAATATAATCCAATGTAACTCTGTATCACCAAAGTGTTTAAATGCCGTGTGTTCAGGTCTTTCACCATTTGGTACATCATATGTAGAGTATAGACTTGCCTCATCTCTGATTTTAGACCTTACTTTGACTCTTCTCATTAAGTCTGTAACTAGTTTGACCTGACCATTACCTTTAATGTCATAGTAACCTTTTGGAAATTTAGAAAAGTATGCCATTAAAATCCTTCAGCTATTCTTTCTTTAGTCATTATTTCTGTTTCTTTAAATGTTAAATTCATTGTTGCCAAAACAGGAGCAGCGCCACCATTATCTGCCTTAAATGTAGAAAATACTCCTTCTGGAGCAAAGTCTATGTTCATGTTTGCCAATACACACCGACTAATTCTTGGTATATATGTGTTAATATTTTCTCTGTACATATATGTGATTTGAAACTCACTTGGTACATTAAAGAAACCTTTTGTATCACCCTTGTATTCAGGATGCATATGAAACTTAAATAGATTTATTATCTTGTGCATTTGGTCTTTTTCCTGAGCATTCTTAGGAGCAAACTCAAACGGAAATTCAAACTCTCTAAAGTTTACTTTACTAAACACCATCTCTTGTTGAGGGTTTACTGCTTGACCTTTTGCCTTATCATAAGCTGCTTGAGCATTTTCAAAACCTGGTATTAAACTAGCAGCGCCAAATATACCTGATCTTGCTAACATTTTAACAGCGTCAGCACCACCACCTTTGATGGCCGCCATGGCACTATCAAAGTCCTTAATACCACTTAATGTGTCGCCTAATAAACCAGCAACACCTGTGTCAACACCATCATAAGCGGCACCATAGCCAAACTTTAGAGCAGCACCTGGTGTGTATAGTATTATACTGTCTGACAAAAATGTATGTGTTGGTGTTTTTTGATTTAGACCAGACTTAACACCTTGTAATCTTGTTGCTTGTGGATTGGCAAACGAATTTTGTTTCTTAATTTTAGTTACGGCATTTTGGTATGAAGTAGTTTCGCCCACATACGAACCACCAAAGTCTGCCTGTGGTATTACTCTAACATTTGCTTGTTTATCAGTTTTAAATTTTGATGACTTGTGCATCACTACATCAAAAATAATATAATGACCCTCACCTAAATTAGATGTTTCTTGTGGATAATACACCGTACCATACTGATACGGATTCTCTTTCATGTGAGCTGTTGGATCAATGTTTTCTATCTCTAATGGTGACTTGTTAAGCAATTTAGCAGCCAACTTTTTCTTTTGACCACCGTTAGCCATTATATTATTGGCAAAACTTGATATGCTACTGCCTATCATGTTACCAACCTGTTGCTTTAATATGTTTGAAACCTTACTTGTAAAACTCATCTAAATACCTTTGTAATAGTAATATTTATAATGAAAAAAAGACAATCATATAAAGGTATTTACAGACCTACCAACCCTAAGAAATATGCTGGCGACCCTACTAGAATTGTATATCGTTCTAATTGGGAGCGTAAGTTTATGGTATATTGTGACAGAAACCAAGATATAATCTATTGGGCAAGTGAAGAATTGGCGATACCATATATCAATCCTATTGATAGAAAGAAACACCGTTACTTTCCTGACTTTATCATAAAGACTGCCAAAGGCAAGCGTTATATGATAGAGATAAAACC